CCGCTTGCAAAAATGCGCTGTATAACTCTCGGTAATTTAGCCATATACTGCCATGCCTCCTATCGGCTCAACCCCGTACCGAGCATATCCTGTAATAAACTCTGGTGGCGCGAAGTTGTAGCCACTGTAGCCGAAAATATTCTCTATGTCTTTAGTGAACGATACGGTTAACCCTACCGCCCCCGGCTTCGGGAGCAAGCCCTGACTCTCGGCTATGGTTATTAGCCTGCGAATCGTAGCGCCGTCCTGAAATATGTAGGATATCGTCATGTTGAATCGGTCGGTAAAAACGTATTGCCCGCCGAGTAACGTTGTGAGCGCGTCGTCAATTTGTGGAGTTGTGTTGCTTGTTGCGTTTCGCGCTATAGCCAGCCTCTGCACAAACCGATATTCGCTGTCTGTGAGCGCGAATAGACTTTGAAGTGCCTCGCGATATGACCTGATCTGCACGTCAGGCGAGTCGTCTCCGTATCGTATGTAGGGGTTAAAGTCAAACGGCTCCTCTTCGCCGTAGCGTGAATACCCCCAATACTCGCGGTCGAACGTAGTCCCAAATATCACCCGGTCTACGCCAAGGTATTTACCGAGCGTATCCTGTTGCGCCCCGATAGCCGTGTCAATATCAAACCCGTTCTGTACTGCTCGCGCAAGCTCAAATACGACAAGCGCCGAAGCTATAGCCTCTATCTCTGCCTGAGCGTTTGGCCTCTTATATTGAAGGATGAGCAGATCGACGTAGTATTGAACAAGCTCGCTATCTGTCACGTTATCGATATCCTGTCGGTCGAGTTTATGAACCGGTGCTGCAACGACTCCGTTTGCACCACTTCGAGATACGTCGAATCGTCGTCGCTCACCTCCATGCCGGTAACTATGTAGTCCGGGTTAAGCGATAGAACAAACGAAGTTATCCTGTCGCCTCGCGCTCGCTCACCCGGCGCCCATATAATATCCTGCACTATGCGCGACTTGATATTCTCGGTGTCGACTTCGCCATTCGGCAGATCAACGTTGAAACGAATCCACAAGTCCTGATTGATCGGGCGGTCAAACCTCACAATAAATGGTCGCCCATCGTTATAGGTAAGAGTAACCTCTTCATCGCCTTTAAGGCCCGCGCCCGCTGTTTTCCTTCGGGCCATTTCGGTGGCTATAGCCTCGTTTTCGCCTCCGTCGACAATAACCCAGAATGAGTGAGCAGGGATGTCATCGCTGTCTGTTGCGCTCGTATCGTTCTCCCGAACAATAACCGTAGTAACGCCCGCGAGATTCAATATCGCCGCGCGTATCGAGTCGGCAAGCGTCGAGGCACCTATCGCCGTAGATATCCTTCGGCGGATTCGTAGCGCCGCGTCTGTCTCCTCATCCTCGCCGAGAACCTCCGGTCCGTCCGGGTTATTCACTTCGTCAACAAAGCCGCGCGAGGTAACTACCGTGGTTATCGTGTTCGGCGACACCTGCACCTCGCCGATATCCTCGGCGCGAAACGTGAGCGACTCCGTGCCTGCCCCTGACTGCTCGTGGCTTTCGAGGAGAAAAAACTCGTTGCCCGCATCGTCTCGAACGGTAAACAGGTTCTCTACTTCAGGGTCTGTCTCGTTCACCGCTCCATCAAGCCCTACAAGGTTGCCCGAACCGCTGAACGTCACATCAACCGGCACGCGCGTGAAGGTGCCCGAGTTTCGCTCAATCCCGTTAAGCGCAACCCGCTGGTCAAGCACGCGCCCCTCTGCTTGGTCAGGGTCAAAGCTCGAATAGATAGAGTGAAGCAGCTCGCGCAAGTCCACGGCCTGTTGAGCGGTTATGTTTAGCTTCTGCCCGTCCGGCGAGTTCTGATCAAGGTTTATGTCCTCACCGTAGATGTCTCGGTACGCCTGTTCGAGTTCGGCCCGTATTTCGCTCAGTGATTTCGTGCTCAGCCCTGTCGCATCAAGTATATCGCTCATACAGCTACCTTCAGACTCAGCTTACCAAATATCGTCTCAAGTGTCGCCTCTACCGAGATATCCCGCGAGTCCCTGTTAAGCGTGCTCTCGTAGTCTCGTATTCGAATAACCCCTTCACTTTGAAGAATCACGCGGCGCACGTCCAAGTCGAGAAGCCGCTTTGTGCCGATGTCGAGCAGGTTATTGTAGTCAACGCCTTCCTCCGGCGCAAAAAAACAGTCGTCACGCCATGACCGGAGTCGCGTCACAAGGTTGAGCCGCAGCGCGATGCTATCCCGAGCGAACCCTTGCATGCCCGCTCCGAATGTCCAATCACCGTCTTTCGTGAGTCCTCGAAACCTCATGATATACCCCACTCAGTCGACCCGCTTGCTATTCGACCTGTTATCGGCTCAGGCGGTGCCCCTGCCCCTGTCGCCGTACCAACCGTCGAAAGCCACGCAAAAAATGCCGGGTCGCTCGTCGAGTCTATTTCTATGCTGTCGCCCTCACGCGCTGCCGGTTGCGGGCTACCGCCGCGAGAAGTGAGGCGTGCGCCATCGTGGCCCGGCGCGTTGTCGCGAGTGTTTACCCCGACGAGTGCAACACCGTCTGATAGCGCGTGTTTTCTGCCGCTCGACGGCGTAGTGCGGTTGCCCGTTGTCCACCATGTATCTATATCACGGTCGCAGAAGAGCACCAGACACGTATCACCCTGCTCTATCGGCAAGTCGACGTATTTACCCCCGCCTTGCAACACGAATACCGGGCAGTCAACAAGTAGAGGCATGTCACGTATCTCGCTCTCGCTCACCCGGCGCTTGATAACAAGCCGTATCGACGCTGACTGCGTATCAGGGTCATAACTTCTCACCTCGCCGATTTCTACGGCGTTGAACGTAGAGAACACATCACGCTTCGACTGGTCGATAACGTCATCAAGGCCGGGAGGCACTACTGACTCGTTAAACTGACTCATGCCGACAGCCCCTCTGCCCCCGCAAGCAATTGCACTTGCGTTTTCGCTTCGCCGCTTTCAGCGCCTGACCATTCGAAATTATGCGTGAAACCAATCACTTTGTACTGCCCGTTGTACACCTCGTTCAAGCTTCGCACCTCGGCCCATTGTCCAACATTTATTTCAGGGTAGAACAGGATTTCAAAGTCAAGAAACGTCTCGCGTCGGCGTGGCGTCGATAATAGCTCGCGCGAGTCAAACACCGCCACCTCTTGGCGAATCACTTCAAGCGCGTCAGCAACATACAGCTTCTCCCCGTCGATATACCAATTATCCCCGACTATCTGTTCGAGCACATCGCGTGGCCGTCCGAAGTAGCTGTGCCCTCGCTCTGTCTGACCCTGCGCGGGCGCCCCGAAATCACCTGCAAGCACGTTCGGCATACTCGACGACACCGCGCTTATCTCGTCGGCTATGTTCGTGCCCGCGCTAAACGACTCGGCAACAAGCCCGTTCTGTATGCCGAACAGCCCGTCGTATCCGCTTAGCTCCGTGTACCACTCGCTACCCTCTTTATACGAATAGCTCTCATAAAGGTTGCCGAGAAATACCGTGTGCAAGGTTCGATAGCCTGCCTCAATGCGAATCTGCCAATATTCTGTGACAGCGTACCGATCCTTGAATATGCCGTTTCGCGTCTGCGGGCGAAGATTCACTATCGTCGCGTTGAACTCATTTGCCTCGCTCTGCACGTTTCGCGTGATATCGCAGCGAAATGTTAGCGGTGGAGTAACGACGTACTGCTCCCCTCGCGGATTCTGAACCGTGACTCGGTATCTCCTGCCGAACCTTCGTTGGCTCATGTTGCCGCCTCCGTGTAGTACGCGGCGACAAGCTCGGTTTCGAGTTCAGTGAGCACAACAAGCACGGCCCTGCCCGATGAAAAGTCGTTGCCGATAGTCGGCTCCCCGCCGGATACGTTGCAAGATATACCGAACGGGATGATATTGCGATATTGCTCGAGCATGTTAGGGGATTTCGTTACGCGCACTCCGTTAAGCTCGAAACCCTCCCACTCTACCGACATAAACCACATCTGTACCGCCGGGCGATATACAAGGCGCAGCGTTATTACGTCGCCATTTTCAAGCGTGTGGGTGAGCCTCTGCCGTGGCTGCGCTGTAATCCCGTCAAGGCGCCTCAAAATCCGAACGCTCCTTGTAAGTTGTCCAATATAGCCTGCGGGTCGGTAACCACCGATCTATCGGTTTCGTCAACAAGCACGCGCCGGAGGAATGTGGCGTCATCTTCTTCGCTACCCTGAACGACTCCGTTGTCTTCTTCGTCCTCTGACTGCTGCTCCTCGCGGACCGGTACAATAGTCTCTTCATAGTTCGTTTTTCGAATCGGCGAGGCAAACCGTATCTGTTTGAGCGTCACGCTTATATCGCTTCGGTCTTCGCTAACGTCATCCTGTAAAAACGTGATGTTCGTTATCGCCATGTTCTCAAGGTACGTCCACGGCGTCTGAATTGTCATGATACGCTGCGCTCCCCATAGCGCCCGAAGTTTGTTGAACGCCTGCCGTTGGCGCGAGTCTTCTATGTCCTCGCCGTCGAAAAAAGCTATGAGATTTTGCGCTCGGTCGAGAAACTGATTCACATTCGCGACCGCCTGCTCTGCTTGACTCACTGTTCGGTTAATGCTCTGCTGCTGCTGCGACAGGTATCCTCCGAGAAAACCATCTACAACCGATAGCCTGCTCGATAGCCTGCTAAGCACCCCCTCAAGCCCGTCGGGCGGCGTAAACACAAGCTCCCCCACGAATCCGCTTACAGTAACCTCTATCGGCTGGTTCACGATGTGGTCGTTGATATAGGAGTTGTCTTCGGTGAAGTGGTCGGTGATATCGCTGTTTAGCTCAAGCTGGTCGTCTTCGGGCACGTCGAACATAAACCCGCCGATACCGCGTGCCGAGCGAGGGGCGATCAGTACGTTGAACTGCTCGTTAGAGTAATCGCGTGCGTTTGTAATGCCTCTGTTTGTCTGCGCAGCTATATTGTTGATACTCACCCGATATAGCTCCCTTGTGCCGTGGCCTTTCGTATCTCTCGAGATAGTCTATCCGCCGCCACGCGCCCGGTCTGCTGCGGGTCACCCGTGCCGGTAATGTTCTGCGTTATCGAGAATGTGCCACCGCCGCCGTTTGCGCCTTGCAATAGCGAGTTCGGCACGGCGCTTGTCTCATCGCCACCGCCGAACCAATTCCGAGGGTCAAGCCGTTCAAACGAATCTTCGAACGTGTCCATTATCTGGTCCATCGCACCGCGAACAGCGTTACGGCCCAGCTCCACAATTAGCTCACCTGCGCGAATCCAGAAGTTGGCTATCATTGTGTAAAAATTAGTGACCCAGTTTCGAAGAGCCTCAGTCCAGTTAATGTCCGGGTCGACAATGTCTCCCATGAGATCACGTACGTTTCCAAGGTGTTCGACGACCCCTCGAAGCGGTACAGCGAGAGCCCGCCATTTCCCCGCCATATCATCTATTCGATCCCAGTCCTGATCGAACACCGCACCGATAAGCTCAAACAACTCTTTTATCGGGTCGGTAAGCCGCATTACAAAGTCTCTAAATCCGTCGAACTCTTCGAGCAGAAAGCCAATGAACGACTTGCGTCCCGTCTGAAACCCGTGGATATCTTCGAACACCGCGAGTAGCAGTAAAAGCGCGGCCACCATTTTAGTGATCGGCAGAAACATGATCCCGAGAACCACTACCACGCCCATTAGCGCATTCTGCCAGCCAACGGTCGCATCAATGATATTGAATATTGCCGAACCTACACGCCTCACCATCGACACGAATTGCCGCAACACTCGCGCACCTTGACGCACACCTCGAATTATGCCGTCTTCGTGTTGCCGGATAAAATCGGCCAAGCGGTCGGCCATTTCTTCGAGTGCCGGGGCAAGCGCCCCTGAAATAATGTCGCGCAGAAATTGGATTGCGTTACTGCTGCGCTCCGATGCGGCTCGCGCACGGTCAAGGCTCTCGATCTGGTCGTCGCGCATGATAAGAGCGCCTTCGGCCATGCGCTCGAACTCATCACCGGATAGCTCAAGCACCTCGGCAAGCTCCCCGGCAACACCGACTTGCTCCATGAGGCGTCGCCGCATAGCCGGGGCCATGTTCTGCGTCCGCTCGCGCAAGTCGTTAATGATATCGATAGGGTCCTGCATCGGGTCGATGCCGAGCATCTGAAACCCGGATATATCACCCTCGCCGAGACGAATTGCCTCGCGAGCCTCGTTTAGCCCCTCGATGCTTTGTTTGAGCGCGTCGCCGCTCGCGCTTGTCTGTTGCGCTACGTGTTGCCACCGCTGTAGTGATTCAGCACTGCCGCCGGTGTCTGCCTCGAATTGTCGAAATACACGGGCCGAGTCCATAGCCTCGTTTGTCATCTTTGACAACTCACGAGTCAATAGCGCCGCTCCGGTCACAACTGCGCCTATTGCGACCTTCGATGACTTGAGGCTCGCTGTGAAGTTTTTGACTTGGCCGGTGTCCGCGTCAACGCCGATGCGCGCGAACAGCTTCGCTATCTGCAATGCTTATCTCCTGTTCGGCTTGTTAAGCTCATGGTAGACACTCTCGTAGTCTCCCAGAAACTGCACATACTCAAGCGCCGACAACACCTGCTCTACATTCGCTCGAAGCACACGCTGCGGGTCGCCTCCGTACAAGCCCTCTTTCGCAAGCCGCAGCGCTATAACTTGTTCTTCGGCGACGTTGATTTCTGTTCTTGGCTTTGTTTTAGACTCCCCACGAGGCCCATAAACGACGAACCGATTTCGCTGAAAAAAGGGGAGAGATTCGCTTTAATGACCTCGACCATTATCGGATAGTAAAACCCGCGCATTTCAGCCGCCTCAAACATATCACGGGTGATTCGCTCACCGTCCCACGTCGCCCGCTTGGCGCACGCAAACACAGCCTGTTCAACCCGCTTGGATATACCTACCGACAACACTATGCGCACCAAGCTACCAATCGCACTCGCGTCAAGCTCCCCTTCGAGAACTTCGGGCGATATGTCGATATTACTCTGCTGTATGCTCTCGCCGATCGCCCGCTTTAGCTCCATCGCTTCGTCAAGGGAGCCGAGAGTGATTTCAAGCTCGTGGCCGCTAATGTCTTTCTTCATACTATCCCTGTATGCGCTCGGTGTTCGTGAATATGACGCTCCACGCGGCAATCGCCTGATCGTTGCCGCCCTCTACGTTTTCACTCGCCGACGGGTACTGCTGGATTATGCCGCCGCTCATCGAGTAAACCGTGTTCGTGACATTGCCGTCACCATCACCGCTTCGCTTCGTGAAGTCCGCCCGAATCAGCGTGAAACTCGGCGGGTCAAGTTTGTAAGCTGCGAGGAGGCCGTTAAAGAACTTGTCGTCAGCCGAGCCGAGAATCACGCGAAATGTCGCGTTGACAATCGAGCCGGTCGAATTGAAGTTGTATATCGCGTTGCCGTTCTTGCCTTTCTGGACCTCTACAATCTGGTTCGGGAAGTCGAGCATTACCGCGTCACCGTCGCCGAGGTCTGTAATAAGCCGGTTAGCAAGCCGTATCGTGTCGTTTCCTGTCAGTGCTACTGCGCCCATATTTTTCTCCTTACGCTTCTATCTGCGCGACAATGTCGGCGCTATGAATTGCTCCGGCGGACTTCGTAGCGAGGCTAAGTTGCGGCGCAACGCGCTTTTCTCGCATCGCCTGCGCTTGCCCGGCCACCGGCAGGCTAAATACATAGAACCCCTGCTCGCGGATGTTCTCCTTGAAATCCTCCGGGTCGCCGAACGGTACCGGCTGGTTCCACTCGCCGGGTGCGAAGCTGCCGTTTTCGACAAACCGCGCGCACACATCCCGAAGCTCGCCCTTGAACCCGTTCATGCCCTGCTCGGTCTGAGGTATCTTCGTTGACGTCCCTGCGAGGAAATTGAACGCGGCCACCTGAAGCCGTAACCTGAACGCTATCGCGATATACACCGCGTCGAAAAAACCATTCGCCCCGCTCGTGAACAGCTTCGGCACCCCGAAGTCAACGTAAACGTCAACGCCCTTATTCTTCGCGTTCTGCAACAGCGTCTGGCTCATGCCGCTATCCGGCGTAATGCCGGTAAGCTCTTTGAGGTGCATCGTATGCGCGGTGTTTATCCCGTCGAAGTTTATCGATAACGCTCGACCGGCGTAAGCGGCGGCAAACTCGAGAGCGTCACTTTCGCCCTCTGAGTAAAACAAACATCGCGTCTGGTTGAACCCAGCGTCGCGCATATCGGTAAACGCCCCGTCTATGTCCGCCTCCGACTCGCTTGTTACGAACTGAATCTTGTCAAGCGCCTGTACTATCGGGGCGATGTCGTCGAGCACATCCACGACTTTCTGAGTGTAGACAATGCCGAAGAAATCAACCTTGTCACGCACGCGAAGTAGAGTGTCTTTCACAGACTCAAGCCCGGCGTCACTACCGGCGGCTGAGCCGCTCAAATTGAGTAGCGATGCTATATCGGTGCCGGTGCTCGATTCGTCTATTTCAAGCGTCGATGTCTCCCCTGTCGAGTCCGATGATAGCTCTATAGTCGCTGCGGTAAGCTCGCCTGTCACAGAAAACGATATACCGGCACCCGACACCGCCTGCGAGTTGAGCGAGGCTTCTGCCGACTCTACGTCGCTTGTGTCAATCTCGCCTATCTCAAGGTCTGCGGCAGGGCTCCCGTCTATGGCTACGTTGATATGGTAGTCCTCTGCGGTGAGTGCCGTCAGGTCTACTCTCGACGAGGACAAAAGCGTCGCGCTCGTTGCGGCCGCATCTTGTAGCCTCGGGATAACCTTTAGCGATCCGCGTCCGGTGTTTACATTCGGCGTCTGATTAAAAACCGCGTTAGCAAGCGCAAGCGTCGTCGAGTCGCTGCCGAAGTCATCGCCGACACCGCCGGGGCCTAAGTAGCTCCTGAAAACGCCGAAGTTTGTCGGGCTCGGCTCTTCGTCGGTGATTATTGCAAGGTTGCTCGTGTTGACCGGCGCAAGCGTTCGCTCGCCGAGTACAAGCGTTACCCGAATTACATTGTCTATAGACAGTTGATTACTCACTCTCTACCTCCTGCGGAAAATGCTCGAACGGCTCAACCGCCCGCTTCACCGCTTGTGTATAGTGTACACTAACCGAAACACGGTATCTGTGCAAAGACGCCGCCGCCTCGATTGCCGACAAGTCAAGTATGTTCCCGGCCCGGAATACCCGCGCCCCTTCCTGCTCCATAAGGTTCTGCGCCGCAGTCGAGCCAAGGGCAATGACTACCTCATTCACTCGCTCTACCGCCGCACGCGACTTGCTAACCACATCCACGTCAACTGACGCGGAGACAACGACACCGGACGTCTCTTTATCCTCGCTATCGATCTTCGATGACGCTCCGACAATATTCTGACCGCGCAGTGACACAATCACATACAGCCCGTTGTCTTTCGGCGCGTCGACTCGCTGATTATAGAGCCATATCCTTTCTTGAGGCAGCGTCATATAGTCTTTGATAATCGTCGCAACGAGTATATCCGGGGTCATTAACTACGCGACCTCAATAGCATTGTCTGCGCGGTGAAGTTGGACGTACTGTCTTGATTTTCGATGTACGCATCAATATGGTCACCGGTTACAACCTCAAACACTCCGAATGTAGTCATAGTACGCTCATCCCCGCCGGTGCCGATGCGGAAGTCAATGCGACTCTCTTCTAAAGCCGTGCCATTTTTGCCGACAAACACCGCGCCATCTACATTGTTACCGCCGTCTACGGTTAGCGACAATGCGACGCTTACAAGGGCAGGTTCCACTCCGGCATAGGTAAGTCGGCCATTATTGTCCGACTCAAACCGCTCGCTTAACTCACTGAGTGTTGACGCGCCTACAATGCGAGTCGGTGTATTTTGCTCGCTGATTGTGACAGTCGTCGGCTCGTTTAACGTCAACACCCCAAGCACACGCGAGTCTCTGACGCCTGTGTTATTGCTCATCTTCCACTGCGGGTCGGCCGGTGAAACTCCGTCAAGCGGTATTGCAGTGCCGTCAATAAGGTTTCGAGTGTATAGCCCGAGAACAGGCGAGTAGCCCTCTTCTGCTCGAAGAGCCACCCCCGGCGAATCGAATTTGAAAAAACACACCCCGATATCAATAACGATATTTTCAAGTGACTCGCCGAGCGTTATTGCCGCGCCGGTTATCCCGTAAAACGGCGTGCCGTCGATAAACAGCTTGTTGGTGGCCGGCCCTTCAAATCGAAGCCCCTCTGCGCAATCGACAAAGCACGATTTAACGGCCTGCACGTCGAACCCGCGAACCCTGCCCGCAGAAGCGCCGAACATCCCCACATAGAACATGTTGTGTTGATACTGCCCGCCGCCAATCAAGTCGATACACTGCCCCTGCGTTGCGACAATGTTACACTCGCGAAGGATGCAGTTACTCTCAAGCGAGTTAGCTATAACCACTGCGCCGGTCGTCGAACTGATGAGCTGGTCATGGTTGATATCGCGGCCAACGACAACCGTGCCATTAGATAGCTCGACACTGTTAGCGCCAAGGTCTACCGCGCCGCTTATCTCGACAAGCGTGTCCGCCGGGAGCAGGTGCACGCCGTCTACTGCTTCCGGCAGCTTATCCGCGCTATCAACGAACAAGTAGTTAGCTCGCCGCGCCTCGCTCCACAGCCTGTCACCTTCTCGGGTGAACAAGTGAGACCCGCGTGCGTCAATCCTCGGCATAGGTTACCTCTTCATCATCGTCACCGTAGGTGACCGGCTCGTCACCGTCGCCATAGGTCACAAGCTCCGGCCCTTGAGTTTCGGTGTAATCCTCCACCGCTTCATACTCTGTGTATCCACCGGCGCGCCAATCTTTCACCTTCTCGATGCGATATCGTTTCTCGCCGACAACCACAATGTCATCGGTGTTAAGGCTCTTGCCTCCATCGCGAAGCCATATCGTCCACCACTTCCACGATCGCTGTTCTTCCGGCTTGCGGTCAACCTGCTTCGCGGGCATAGGCTGGACGAGGATAAGCATTTTCTTGCTTGTCGTTGTCTCGACTGTCTGGAAGTTTTCAATGGCTTTCGTCACAAGCGTTACGGTGCGGCGCTGCGTCCATCCTCGTAATGCTCCTGATACGTTAGGTATCGCCACCGCCGACCTCGCTTGTTACTGCACGGCGCATGTGGCCCTCGTCGATCAGGATAGCGTCGCTCCCCTTCTTGTCGATGGTGTACTCGGCCAATGGTTTCCACGAGCCAAAGCCTCCGGTTTCGAATGCCTCTTGAATCGCCGCTTCACCCGCTATCCCCATGTCGCGAAAGATGCCTTTGACGTTGCCCTCGGCGAGCTTCTGCTCCATACCGGCCTGTGCCTTCTGCGCGATCTCTTCCTGCTTCGCCTCAAGCGGCATGAGGATAAATGAGCGCTGCGGGATTTTCCCCGCTATTGAACCGAACTCGTGCTTCGCTCCGATCTCGGCTATGCTATCGCCCTCCGGGGTTACATTGCCGTCGCCGAGGATGCCGATATCCACGTAATACCCCGCGTCTAAATCGCTCACCAAGTTTTCAAGCTGCGAGAAATCACCGCTTACCTCGCTGTCTCCTGCCCGCTCTCGAAAGCTCATGGGTTCGTCCCACCCTTCACCGAAAAGATAACGCCGCCCATGTAAGGCTTACTCAGCGTCAGAAACTTTTGCCCGTAGTAGGTGGTAGTGAAAAACGAAAGTTCGCCCTCATTCATCCACTCCGGTATAGCAAGCGACTCGCTCACGCTCCCGACGCTGCGGCTCTGCTGATGAAATCTTGCCTGCCCACCGCCCTCAGCCGCTTCGGTGTCTGATACCAGAAAGTGCGCTATCAGGTATTTCTTGGCAAGCTTGCAGATATCTTCGGTCGGGTAGAGGTCGGCGTTGAACGTCGCATCGGCTTCCGAGATAGCTATCTCAATATCCGAGTCTCGCACATCGTCTGCGCCGAACTCGAACGCCCTGTCGAAGTGCGTCTTTATGTCCTCTACCGTGACCGTGCAGCTCATGCGTTATCCTGCTCGTCCGTGCCCGCGGGGTTGGTGCTTTGCTCGGGCTGGCCCTGAGACTCTACCTTCTTCTGAGGGCGTGGCTTCTTCTCGCCGCCGCCGTCGACACGCTCCAACTCCTTCGCGTGATTCTTCAGCATGCGCTCGCCCGCTTCCTTCGGATAGTCGAGAGTCTTCCCGGACAAGTGATGGACGAAATAGCCTTTCGCGTCCTTGAAAACTCGCCGGTACGCCCTGCTGCCTTTATTGTAAATCTTCAATGTGTCCCTCCGTTAGTAG